CAAATGTTAGAAGCCTATCAACAAGTTTCTCCTTTAAGTTTTATATTAGATCAAATTAAAAATGCTTATGGCGCAGGGAAAGACGTTGCTCAAGGTATTGGTAATTTTTTCAAAGGTGAGAGTCAATATCAACCCATTCAAGCTCCTGGATCAATTCCTACACAACAAGAAATACAATCTGATCCTACTCGTGGTATGAGTCCTGGACAGATTAATCTTTTTTACAATTTAACAGGGACAGGAATGAATCCTGATATGGCCAGGCAACAAGTTTTAATGCGATATGCTAGTGGAGGTATTGCTACGCTTCATTAGTAGGATCGAATATGTCTACTATTTCTTCTATCATTCCCCTAGGGATCACGGTCGACCGACCAAACTCTTTTGTACCTGGAATAAAATCTGCGATGATGGTAACGGATTTTTCTGTTTCTTTGAGGAGTAACCCATAACTATGGACCAAGGCACAATCTTCAAGCTTATCGATATCTTCTTGATCATACCAACCAGACGGATGCTCAACGGTATCGAGCCACGAAACACGGACCAATCTCATATTTCCAATATACATTATTCTACAGAAATTAAATCTAAACTTGTGCGAAAAGTCAGAAATTGGTTTACATATTTACAAAGTAGTAAAAATATATATATATCAAGGCTTATCTCTGTAAATATGTTGTCATACGGGGGTATGTCCTCCGTTTACAAGATGACACGGTTTGTTGAAAAATATAGCTTTTTTGACACCACACCCCAAAAAGGAGTGCAAAATTATGCCTAAAAAAGACGTAAAAACGCTCGAATTGACCCCAAAACAGATGAAATTTGTCAATATTTTCATCGAAAAGGGCACAATTCAGAGTGCTAGACAATGTGCTTTGGATGCTGGATTTGCGGAATCTGGTGCTACAGTCATTGCGAGCCAACTACAAAACCCTAAATACTATCCCCATGTTGTTGAAGAATTAGAACGCAGAAGGGCTGAATTGAATAGGAGATACTCCATTTCCTACAAATCACACATACAAAAACTAGCAGAACTAAGAGATTCTGCCGAGAAAGCTGGTAATTTTACTGGTGCGATTGCTGCTGAAAAGTACCGAGGTATGGTGGCTGGATTATATATTGACAGGAAAGAAGTCATGCATGGCACGATTGATTCAATGTCAGTAGGAGAGGTAGAGGATAAATTAATTGAACTTCGAAAAAAGTTATCCATTCAAGGAGAGTATGAAGTTATTGACGATGACACATCTGAAGGGGTGCTTGTCGGAGAGTCTAGCGATGACATACTTACTGAAGAAGGGGAATCTGGTATTCAAGACGATTCATGACACAGGTTGTGTCGATCTTGTTGCCGTAGATAAGCGTGGGAAAGTCCATTTGTATGATGTCAAAACGTCTTTGAAATATGCAAAAGGGAAGAAAAAAGGCAAAACAATTAACCGTGTATTGACCCCATTACAGAAGAAATTAAAGGTTGAGTTATTGATGGTTGATTTAGAAGAAGAAAGGTGCTGGGTAATTAAACATGGCGGAAGAGAAGAATCTCTGGAAACAACTAAAAAATAACACAAAATCAATAATTTGGACAAGAATTGAAGCTACGTCAGGGTTGGGTATTCCTGATCTGTTTGGCTTTTATAAACGAGGCTTTTGGTTAGAGCTTAAAATAATAACCAATAATAAATTAAACTTTAGCGCACATCAAATTGCGTGGATTCACAGGCATTATTCTGCTGGCTGTCCTGTTTTCGTACTTGCCAAAGACCCTCTTTCGAAGGGGCTTAAATTATTCTCAGGCTCCATTGTCCGTGATCCATCTTCCATTAGCGATAAACCCCCATTAACCTCCATTGTCCCTGGATCCCGGACTCAGGGCTGGGAACAGCTCCTGCTGATGCTGGGTTCCTGGACTCCTGATGGCAGGGTATCGACCAAGCTCCATTAGTCCATTGACCATAAACCATCTTCCATTGCCCATTACTAGATAATCTCCCAGCGTCCCGGGCTGCAGATGGTTGTGTCTTCCCGGGAGCTGGGATCCTGACGCTTGACTCAGGAGTTGGATTATGCTACTGCATAAATATTCCTTCTTTGTTTAGTTAGCCAAACGAAACAATCGGCGATTCGAAGTCCTCGGGTCGCCACCCAACTTCCATTCTCCATTCCCCTCTTACCTTCATAGATATACCAGTACGAGAGATATTTCGGCGTCCCAGACCAGGAGCTGGATGGTACAGCAGGTTTACAGTAAAAAAGTTTTGTTTTGCCTCTTGACATCCTAACTAATTAGGACTATATATATTAATAGAACCTGGAAGCGATAAAGGAAAAAGGATAAGTAGCGAAATGACGAACACGCACCGACCAGGTTCAGATTCAGGTAGTTGCCGTAATGACTCGAGACCCTGAATCGCACAAAGAGCATCTAAACACTGGCGACTGTGGGTGTACTGGGTCGCACTTGTTAGTCTTGTACACTCATTTGCTCTTACTAAACAAAGGAGGCGAAGATGAAAAATTATAAATACGATCATATCATTCATGTATTATTACAGAAGCACGGTTGGGTCCGTGTGCCCTGGTTCGTAAGTCTGAGAGAGTTGCAGGAGGTACATTACAATGCCCGTTGAATTCAAAGAAAACTCCATCAAGGATTGGGTCATTAATAACCTAGAAGAAGGACAGATTGCAGATGTGATCCTGGAAGGATGCCAGTCGGGTATTGTGTCAGAGTTGATTTATTATTCTGACAGTTGTGCATTCTACGATACATATGAAGGAGAGATTTGGGATCGCCTAGACCAGATGTCGTGTGACATGGGCTCGCCCTCTATTCTCCATCTCATCGCATCATTTAATGGATCTAGGTCTGTGGGCTCTCATGATCAGTTCAGGAACCTGCTGGCGTGGTGGGCATGCGAAGAAGTCTGTCGTGAGATCATTGCAGAGAAAGAAGATAAAGAGAGCAACGAGTGCCTAGAGGAGATCCAAACTGCATTGGGTCAAAGCACATAGTTGCCAGCCTTTCTTGCTTATTTCGGGATCGCCTGCCTGACGGTGGCTGTGCTGGCGATCTCCATTTCCCGCATTCCCTTTGGGGTAGGAAGTACGTTCGCTATAATTATCAGCGTGAGCTTCTGGCTGCTGGTTGCCAAAGCAGGATTCTCTGTCCTGTCGGTCGTTCTCCATTCTCCATTTCCCTCTAATCCCTAAGCATACTGGTATAGGTATCAGGAGCTACCGGCGGGACGCTGGGTTGGCAGGAGTTGGTGGAAGAAGATTCGTGAAAAAGTTATCCACAACTTAATTAAAATAAATAGTTGCAATTAGTTAGGATATGATTATATATATAATAAGCGAGGGGAAAACTGGGATTATCCTGTATCCCTCGCTCAAAAGCCAAAGGAGGCACAACATATGAACAAAAAGAAAGAAATAGACAAGTTAGTAAGACTAACTATTCTAAATAACTTCATCAGTTCGAAGTTGAAAGAACAAAAGACAATCGTTAAGTCTTTTGTCGGCGAGGAAAAAGTCCTCAAAGGTCTTGACCACAAGATGAACGTTATCAGACGAGAATATAAAAAGTTTGATAGCAATCGTTTTAAGGTTGAACAACCTTTAATGTACAGTCAGTACAGAACTCAGATCGTTGAAAGTCTTGAGTTGAAGCCGATTGTCGATCACGATCAAGAGAGCGAATTGCTAACAGAAAATTTTCCTCTGTTGCAAATGCAGACTCAGTAATATTAGGCTAACTAAATAAATTTAGGAACGAGGGTATAATTGCCCTCGCTCCATTCTCCATTTCCCCTTTACCCTTATGGCATGTATGTATGATAGGGATAGTTCCCCGCGTGCGTGAGTCTGGGTTGGAAGTCAAGCTGATGAGATTCATGAAAAGGTTTTAGGGTGCGACCAAATGGTACAAAAGTTATCCACAGATATTATCTTATATAGTTGCAATAAGTTAGGATAAGAGTAATATCTACTCATGCCTAACGACAACAATGGTATTATCAATCGACCTTTTGCAGATTTGCAAGAGCGTTTGGCTGAAGTGGAAACACTTGATCGTGATAATGCCCTAAACAATAGAAAGGAAGTGGACTATCGTGGTATCGCTAACTTTCTTTCTGGTGAAATTTTTCATCTTATTGTTTCTACTTCTAATGCTGAAGTAAAGCAGTGGGGGAAAAACGTAATTAGAAAACTTCACGAAAGAGGATTATCAGTCGATAATCTTTAATATTTTGCAGGGCTGGATAATCTCCAGCCCTCACCATCTCCAAACTTTCCACAGCCCATCAAACCTGATCCAATAACTACATGTAGGGAGTCCCTTAACCTCGACCCACGAGATATCGTGCGTGTGGGCGAGGGGGCGGGGGTTAAACACCCCCCTAGACTACACCGAGCAGGCACCTAGGTTGTAATTTACACAAATAATATCTATGATAATAATTCTGAGATGAAAATTGATTTTGACGTATCCTCTATGGATCAACAAGAGGCTAAAGAAGCACTCTTAAAACTTGAACTTAGAAAGACACAACTAGAACTTGCAAGT